GCCGACGTCTGAGTTTCCATATCCGCTTCTTGTTGTTTGAGTTGCAGATACAACGGGTACGTCAAATTCGACAGCAAGGCCACGTATTTCTTCGGCAATTGCTTTGATGTAGTTGTAGGAGTTGATGGCACCGCCCATTCCTTTCATTCGTGATGAGGAGCAAATATTCAAATAGTCAATAAAGATAATGTCTGGTACAAATTGTTTCTTGAGTTTTAACTCATTTAACAATCCACGGAAATGTCCGCAGTGTGCTGAACCAGTAGGATATTCCTTAATGATTAATTTACCAGTAGTTTGTCGAGAGATATTTGCCACCTTAGTAGTAAATATATCTTTAGACAACTTATCAATCTGGTCAATAGGAACATTAAGTAAATTTGCATCAATACGTTCAGCAATCTTCTCTTCGGACATTTCCAAGGTCAAGTAAAGCACATTCAAGTTTTGTGTCATACAAGCCGCAGCCATATGACACATGAATAATGATTTACCAACACCAGTACCAGCAAGTGCAATATTCAATGACTTACGTGGTAAACCACCCTTGGTTATCTTATTAAAATAATCCAAGTCAAATGGGATCCGTTGCTCTTCCGTGTGATAGAAATCGTATCGCTTATCAACGTTTTCAATATAGTCGTGTCCAATGTTAGTATCAAAACCAACACCAAGAGCTTTAGTCAGAATATCTGGTAAAGCATTCTTAGTAAGTGATTCATGTTTACCATCAATAATGGAGATGGATTCCATAATTGCATTGTACACGGCTCGATCTTGGCACCACTTTTCAGTAGTATCCAATAACCATTTCTCATCTACTTTCTCATCTGAAAAGAGATAGGGCAACACATCCATTGACATGTTATGTTGCTCACTAGACAATTTATCAGATTGATCTAACTCAATTTTAAAACTAGTTTCAGTTGGCAGTTTATTATACTTTGCAACGAACTTACCAGTCTCCTTAAACAGAGTCCGATAGATGCCTTCAAAGTACTCAGGTTTAATAAATGGTAATACCTTACGCATATACGCTTCATCATTGAGTATATGACGTAAGATTGTTTGTTCAAGATTAGTCTGCAACTTGGTCCTCTTTTTTATTTAATGTAACACTACCATCAGTGAGACCTACTTCAATGATTGCTTCCAATACAGCAGCAACGTGTTTTTGTAGATTAACATCCGATTCGGTTAAGTCGGTATCCGGTGTGGTTACAATTCTAAAATTAAATGTCAGTTGATCTTTAATTTCATTGAAACCGATAGCATTATATTGCACCACAGTTTCAATGTAATCACCAGTCATGAACCTAACACCCCAAGCATCTTCATTATCCTGCAAGGGTGTTAGAACATAATCAACGTTTTCCTTAAATTCACTCTGCATCTGCGCCGACATATACATCTCTCTTAATCATATAGGTACGAGCCAAGTAATCGGCAAAGTCCGTAGTATCAAACAAAGGTTTCCAGAACTCTTCGTTCAGTGTTTCCTTCTCTCGGTACTTGCCCTCCAACATCTCTCCAGTAGACTTATCAACTTTTTGATACCATCCATTGCTAGGCTTAATAACGTAACCACCAGTGAGAGCAACGTCCAACAAACCAGACCAACGCTGGACACCACCTTCCCAGGAAACTGAGATAGGAATTTTTGATTTCTCTCGGACATATCGTGATTTCTCTACGTTAATAATAAAGTGGTAACCTTGGATTTCAGTACCGACTTTATCCTGTTGACGACCCAAGATCCAAATGTTATCTGCAGAGTAGTAAATACCAGTGCCACCAGAAACAATATCCTTAGGGAATAGACCAATTTCTTTATATGTGTGGTTTACAGCAATCATAGGAATATTTTTCATATTCAGATATGGTGTACACATACGGAAGAGACCTTTCAAGGCCTTGGCACGAGACATATCTGCCACTGATTTCTCATTGATAGCATCTTCCAATTCTTTCTTAGAAGCCAAGTTACCAACAGAGTCAATCACAACACATACCTTATCGCCACGGTTGATGCCCTCAAGCTGACCGATCAAGTCAAACTTAAGTTCTTCAACGTTAGTAATTGGAGTATGCAATACACGTGATGGGTCAATACCAAATTGTTCAAAGTAAGACTGGGGTGAACCAAACTCAGAGTCATAGAATAGAATCACTGCCTCAGGATATGCTTTCAGATAGGCGCTGGCCATAATGAGAGCAAATGACGTCTTAAAGTGTTTTGATGGACCTGCCAGAACAGTCAGACCAGGAGTCAGACCACCATCAATCTTACCAGACAGTGCAACGTTAATCATTGGCACCTCAGTGGCAACCATATCCTTCTCATTGAAGAATTTAGACTCTGATAGAATTGAAGTATGGTCTAACTTACTATTCTTTTTCAATTTATCCATAATGGACATATGATATATTCCTTATACAATATTGTAGTACGATTTGTACCATTCAACAAATTTAGCAACACCAACCTTAACCGATGTTGTTGGCTTATAACCAAGTGCCTGAAGTTTTGTAGTATCAGACCACGTAGCTTGTGTATCGGCGGGATGTTTCTCCACCATGTTCTTGATTGCCTCCTTACCAACATTCTTTTCAATTTCACTCACAAAGTCCATAAGTTGAACTTGTTCGCCGTAACCTATATTATATACTTCTTTTAGGTTCTGTGTCGTATTATTTGCTCTATTAATAACAATATTAATACCCTGGACAATATCATCGACATAAGTAAAGTCACGGATCATATCACCATAGTTAAATAAATTGATAGGTGTTTCTTCTATAATTGATTTGGTAAATGAGAACAGTGCCATGTCAGGACGACCCCAAGGACCGTAGACAGTAAAGAAACGAAGACCAATTGTTACTGGTATTTTACTTGCCATGAACTGTGCTTCATTGGTTGCCTTAGAGTAACCATAAGCATTAAGTTGATAACCACACTTGTCACTTTCTTTCCAAGGCAGTTCATTGCCCGCCATTACACAGGATGTAGAAGCATAAATGACCTTATCAACACCACGTTTTTCACAAACTTCAATTAAGTTATGTGTACCATTAATGTTATTCTCTAGGTACAGACGTGGATGATCTAGTGAGTGACGTACACCAGCATAAGCACCCAAGTGCATTACAACATCAGGTGCAAAGGTACTAATGGCAAACTCAACATCAATAAGATTTACCAAGTCACCCCTGATAACCTCAATATCTTTTGCTTGCAGATTGGCAGCACGAGCATATTTGAGCTCAACATCATAATAGTCATTGTAATTATCAAAACCACAAACAGTATGACCTTCTGCTTGTAGTTTAAGTGAGAGATGATACGCAATAAAGCCAGCGCCACCGGTGATTAGAATTTTTGCCATTTATTTTTACCTTTCGATTGTTCGTACTGTTACGCCTGCTTCGTCAAACATGCTTTTAGAGAAATTCCATGAATCTTCCCATTTTTTAGGAATACCCTGTGTTTCGGTAATAATTTCTTTAATACCGACTTGGATAATACCTTTCGCACACTCAGAGCATGGAGGTAGACCATAGACATAAAGTGATGCACCATCAAGTGAAACACCATTATATGTAGCGTTATAGATTACATTCATCTCTGCATGAACCACGTACATATATTTAGTAGGTTTATCATTATACCTTTCGGCATAATCAAAAATACCTCTGGGAAATCCATTATAACCTTGAGCCAAAACATTGCGTTTTGGTCCAACGGCAACTGCACCAACTTTTGTTGATGGGTCTTTAGACCAAGATGCTACTTCTTTGGCAAGACGTAAGAATACTTGGTCCCAACTATCACGTTGTGACTCAACCAATGGTCCTTGATGGTTTCCAATTATCCCAAGCTGTGTTTGTTTCATCATAATTTAGTGGTTTATTTCGATCCGTATCATAGTAACATGGGTGGTGTTCATATGAATCGGTATTTACTGGTTTCAATTTCTCAAAATGAGACGGATTAGAATTGGACCAATTTACATGGGCCTTATTCCACTCATCAGGGGTTGCATCATTAAGTCGTCTTTTAGGTTCAGACATAACTTTTATCCTTGTGTGTGTTAATACACATTATATATGGATTATGCGATCTTGTAAACAACACCTTGAACTTTTTCACGATCATCCAATTCATAACCAGCACGTACCTCATTGTTTGCCTCAACAACGGCACGTAGAACACTCAGGCGATCGCTGTAGTCGATAAACGCCTTGGTATCCTTGGGGAAACACGCACCACCAAAACCACGGCGACCATCGTGACCAGGCACTCGAGTATGACTTGAACCGATACGAGGATCTTGGGCAACGGTGTTAATAACCGTCTGATAATCAAAGTTGTTATCCTGACAGACTTCCCAGATTTGATTAAAGAATCCAACCTTGGTCGAGAGATAAGAATTAATGGTATATTTTACCATCGATGCTTCTTCAGGGCGCATATAGAATGCTGGAGCAGTTGCACAAAGACTATATTGATCATAATATGAATGCAAAGTCTTACAAGTATTTAATTCGCCACCAAATACATGCATGGGTGGATTAACAAAATCCTCACTAGCATTTTTCTCTGTCAGAAACTCTGGGTTATAAACCAAATTAGGATGAGCAAGTTCAGTTAGAATACTTGGCACAACGGTGGACTTGATTGCCACGATTGCTTTATCCATAATACCATTTGACTTTAAATCAGCAATAACACTACGCAGGATAGAAAAATCACCAAAGGGTGTGGGGACTGCAATAAAGACCAAGTCGATATCT